TACATGCCTGAAGTAAAGTATTTGTCACCAGAACCATTAGTTAATTACAATGATTTAAGTCTTACTAGGTTTCCTAATGTACATTTTGTAGGTGATGCATTGTCAGCAAGAGGTATTACGGTATCAGGAGCTCAAGGAACATTAGTTGCAGAGCAGATATTAACACTAAATGATGATATAAATAATTTTTTAGAACACGCAGATAAACAAGGACCTTGGTCTGAAGAAGATGATAAAATTCATACTGTAGGAGGTTTAACTAATGATAAAGAAGGATCATTTATGGAATTTCAAAATAAAATTAATAAAACGGATAATGAATATCCAGATTTTCACGAACACGATATAGCATAAGTTATGAATAAACATCAAATAAATGCTGAAAAAGCAAAGAAAGAATTAATTGATAAAGTTCAACGATCAGTTAATCCAAAAACTAAAGTAAGAAAAGTATCTAAAATTGAAGATGATGGCTCTAAAACAACAGCACATGTTTTAGATTTTGGTGATAGAGCAGTATTTCACAGTGATGAAGGTCCTGCTTTATTTAATAAAGAACAAAAAAGAAAAGAATATTATTTAAATGGTATTCAATATGATTTTGATACATGGAATGAAATACAAAAGGGTAAAGAAGGACTACCTTGGTATAAAAACCCAGCATTTAAAGGAACAGTAAGATTTTAATATGAAAATAGGTTTTTGTGGAACAATGAGTGTAGGAAAAACTACACTAGTAAAAGCGTTAAAGGAGTTACCTGAATTTAAAGATTATACTTTTAGAACAGAACGTTCAAAATATCTTATGGAAATGGGAATACCGTTAAATACAGACAGCACTTATAAGGGCCAATTAGTATTTGCAGCTGAAAGAGCAGCTGAATTAATGCAAAAAAACATTATAACAGATAGAACAATTATTGATGTTATGGCATTTTCTAATTTATCTACATCAATGCAAGATTATGAAAAGCATCATTTAAACTCAGCATTATTTCATTTAATACAAGAATATGATTATTTATTTTATGTTTCACCTAAAGGTGTAAAAATAGAAGATAATGGTGTTAGAGAAACAGATGCTGAATATAGAATGGCTATTGATAGAGAAATAAGATCAATTATAGGAATGCATTGCAGTAAAAAAGCTATTACTATAAAAGGTACAACTAAAGAACGTATAGAGCAAGTTAAAAACGCTATAGCTTAATACGTATAACCATATGGCAAATACTAATATAAAACAAATCATAAAGCAGGAGTACATTAAATGTGCTAAGGACCCTGTATATTTTATGAAAAAATATTGCTATATTCAACACCCAACTAGAGGTAGAATACAGTTTAATCTTTATCCTTTTCAAGAAAAAGTACTTACTTTACTAAATAAAAATGATAGAAATATTATTTTAAAATCTAGACAGTTAGGTATTTCAACATTATCCGCAGGTATTTCTTTATGGATGATGGTATTTCAAAAAGATAAAAATATATTAGTAGTTGCAACCAAACAAGACACAGCAAAAAACTTAGTAACAAAGGTAAAGTTTATGTATGATAATTTACCCTCTTGGTTACAAATTGGGTTTGTTGAAAAAAATAAATTAGCATTACGGCTAAAAAATGGTTCTCAAATTAAAGCAGTATCAGCAGCAAGTGATGCTGGTAGATCAGAAGCAATTTCTTTATTGATTATTGATGAGGCCGCCTTTATTGAAGAAAATAGAATAGAAGATATTTGGGCATCATCGCAACAAACACTTTCAACAGGTGGTAGAGCAATTGTATTATCTACACCAAACGGTACAGGTAACTTCTTTCACAGAATGTGGGTTAAAGCTCAAGAAAATCAAAATGGATTTGTACCAATTAGATTACCTTGGACAGTACACCCTGAAAGAAATCAAGCTTGGAGAAACCAACAAGATGCAGAATTAGGAAATAGAATGGCAGCACAAGAATGTGATTGTGATTTTACAACTTCTGGTAATACTGTATTTGATGTTGATCTTTTATCTTATTATGAAAAAACATTTGTATGTGAGCCTGTAGAAAAACGAGGTATAGAAGGTAATTTACATATTTGGGAATATCCAGACTATACAAGAAAATATATGATTGTAGCGGATGTAGCTAGAGGTGATTCTAAAGATTATTCTGCATTTCATATTATTGATATTGAAGAAGCTAAACAAATTGGTGAATTTAAAGGTCAAATTGGTACAAAAGAATATGGCCATATGTTAGTAGCAATAGCTACTGAATATAATAATGCACTACTTGTAATTGAAAATGCTAATATAGGATGGAACACAATTCAAATTGTAATTGATAAAGGTTACCAAAACTTATATTATTCACCTAAAGGAGATGCAGGTACAAGTGCAGAAGCATTTTTAGCTAAAGGATATGATGTAACAGATACATCAAAAATGGTTCCTGGTTTTACAATGAGTATGAAAACTCGTCCTTTAACTATAGGTAAATTAGATGCCTATATGAGAGAAAAATCAGTAACAATCCAAGGAAAAAGAACCATGGAAGAAATGCGTACTTTTATTTGGAAGAACGGAAGAGCAGAAGCCCAAACAGGATATAATGATGATTTAGTTATGTCTTTAGCAACTGGGTGTTACGTAAGAGATACAGCATTAAAATTTGCTCAACAAGGAATAGATTTAACAAGAGCTACATTAAGAAACTTAGGAAAAAGTTCACCAGGTATTTATACAGGTGGTGTAAACAAAAAGGATGCTGGTTGGACCCAGGATATGGGAGATTTTGGACAACAAGATTTGACTTGGCTCCTTTAACATATTTATAACAAACAACTAAAGAATGGCAGATACTAGTTTATTTTCAAGATTACAACGTTTATTTTCAAGTGATGTAATCATCCGAAACGTAGGAGAAAAAAAATTAAAAGTAATGGATACTGGTAGGATCCAAAAATATGGAAACCTAGCAACTAACTCATTATACGATAGATTTACACGTTTACATAGACCTGTAGGATCATCACTACAATATAACCCAACACTTAATTATCAGTCAATGCGACTACAGCTTTATAGTGATTATGAAGCTATGGATCATGATCCAATTATCGCAGCTGCTCTTGATATTATTTCTGATGAAACAACCTCAAGAAATGAATATGGACAAGTGCTAAATATTAATTCTCAAGATGAAAATATTAGAAAAGTACTTCATAACTTATTTTATGATGTTTTAAATGTAGAATTTAACTTATCTACATGGGTTAGAAATATGTGTAAGTATGGAGACTTTTATCTTAAATTAGAAGTATCTGAAAAGTTCGGTGTATATAATGTTATACCTTTATCTGTTTATGAGGTAGTAAGAGAAGAAGGAACTGATCCCGAAAACCCATCTTACACTAGATTTACAATGGATCCAAATGGTTTAGCTTCGGGAGCTACAAACACAATTAGACGAGACCAATTCCAGTTAGAAAATTATGAAGTTGCTCACTTTAGATTACTTACAGATTCTAATTATCTTCCTTATGGTAGAGCTTATTTAGAACCAGCTCGTAAAGTATTTAAACAATTAATGTTAATGGAAGATGCGATGTTAATTCATCGTATAATGAGAGCACCTGAAAAAAGAACTTTTTATATTAATGTAGGAGCTATACCACCAGAACAAGTAGAACAGTTTATGAGTGAAACTGTTAACAAAATGAAAAAAACACCTTATATAGATCAAAATACAGGTGATTATAACTTAAAATATAATATGCAAAACATTACTGAAGACTTTTATATACCAGTTAGAGGTAATGATAATGCAACTCGTATTGAAACTACAAAAGGTTTAGATTATGATGGTACCCAAGATATTGAATATTTAAAAAATAAAATGATGGCTGCTCTTAAAATACCTAAACCATTTTTAGGTTATGAAGAAGGAGTAGAAGGAAAATCAACATTAGCGGGTATGGATGTTAGATTTGCCCGTACTGTAGAACGTGTTCAAAGAATTATAGAATCAGAATTAACTAAAATAGCATTAGTACATTTATATTCACAAGGTTTTAATGACGAACAATTAGTTGATTTTTCTTTAGAATTAACTACACCATCTGTAATTTATGAACAAGAAAAAGTAGAACTATTTACTGCTAAGACTACTGTAGCGGGTGATATGTTAGATAAAGGTTTATTTAGTAAAGATTGGGTTTATGAAAATGTGTATGGTTTATCACCTGATCAATATAATGATGAAAAAGATCAACAAGTTGAAGATGCATTCCATAAATTTAGAATGGCACAAATTGAAAATGAAGGAAACGACCCAACAGAATCAGGTATGTCTTATGGTACACCTCATGATTTAGCTTCATTATATGGTAATAAAAGAGATAAAGCTGTAGGACCAGCTCAAGTACCAACAGGATATGATGAAAAAGAACCAGGCAGACCAGTAGAAAAACCAACTACGTATGGTTCTGATAAAAGTAACTTTAGTAGAGATCCACTAGGTAAAGGAGGACAATCAGCCCCTAAACCAGAAAGACCAACAGATACTAATAAAGTTTCTACATTTGAAGCTGCAAATATTAAAAAATCTCTTCAAAAAATTCGTAATAAAAAACGTGTTTTAAATGAAATAGATGAAGATGGTCTTTTATCTGAGAAAAACATTAAGTCTTAGGAGAAAGTCTATATTTATATACAGATAAATTGCAATTTATACACGAACAATGAAAGTAAAACATTCTAAGTACAAGAATACTGGAATTTTATTTGAACTCCTTACAAGGCAATTAACAGCAGATACAATAGCTGGTAATAATCCAAAGTCCTTGTCAATCATTAAAAAATATTTTAGTGGCGATTCTGCTTTATTAAAAGAATATAAAATCTACCATACATTTATAGGAAAAAAGTTTAAAGAAGAAGGAAAGGCTACAATGCTAATTAACACATTAGTTGAAGCACATGGAAAGTTAAATAAAGGTCAGTTAAGAAGAGAAAAATATAATTTAATTAAAGAAATTAAAGATACATATGATATAAATGATTTCTTTAAAGCTAAAATCTCAAACTATAAAGTAATGGCATCTATTTTTAATCTACTTGAAAATAAAAATGCTTCCCCTTTATCAATAGTTAATTCTAAAGTTACATTACTTGAACATATTACAGGAACAACATTAGAAAATAAACCTAAAAAAGATGTTGTAATGGAAGATTATGCTAAGTATGATAAAGATACTAGATTACTTACATATAAAGTTTTACTTGAAAAATTTAACGACAAGTATAGTGGTTTAGGAGAAAACCAGAAAAACTTATTAAAAGAATATGTTAACAGCGTTACTAATAGCCCTGCTCTTAAGTCTTTTATCAACAAGGAAATCAAGACGGTTAAAAAAACAATTACTGGATACTCTAAAAAAGTGGAGGACAAAGCAGTAGTTGTAAAATTAACTGAAACAAGAGATATGATTAAACCCCTATGTAAAAAATCATCTGTAAATGATGATAACGTTATTAACTTGCTTAACTATTATGAATTAGTAAACGAGTTAAAAACGATCCATGGTTAGTCTTGTTGACATATATAATATAGAAGAATCTACCTTTAGTGAATTAAAAA